ACCGCGCAGAGCTACACCGGCAACCTCTATCTGGACGAATATTTCTGGATCCCGAAATTCCAGGAGCTGCGCAAGGTTGCCAGCGGCATGTCGCTGCATAAGAAATGGCGCACGACCTATTTTTCCACGCCGTCGGCCCTGTCACACAGCGCCTATCCGTTCTGGTCGGGTGAGCTGTTTAACAAGGGACGGCGCAGCAAAGATGATCGCATTGAGATAGACCTTTCGCATTCAAATCTGGCAAAAGGCGCGCTGTGCGGTGACGGGCAGTGGCGGCAGATTGTTACGGTTGAGGATGCGCTGACCGGCGGCTGCAACCTGTTCGACATTGACCAGCTGCAGCTTGAATACAGCCCGGCGGAATATCAGAACCTGCTGATGTGTGAGTTTGTCGACGACGAGGCGAGCGTGTTCCCGTTCGCCGAGCTGCAGACCTGCATGATCGACAGCCTGGAAGAGTGGGAAGACTTTAACCCGTACCTGCCGCGCCCGTTTGCTTACCGGCCGGTCTGGATCGGCTATGACCCGTCGCACACCGGCGACAGCGCAGGCTGTGCGGTTATCGCGCCGCCGCTCGTTGCGGGCGGAAAGTTCCGCGTGCTGGAGCGTCACCAGTGGCGGGGCATGGACTTTGCCGCGCAGGCGAAATCTATCGAGGACTTAACGAAAAAATACACCGTGGAATATATCGGCGTTGATGCGACCGGCATCGGCCAGGGTGTTTATCAGCTGGTACGCCAGTTTTACCCGGCCGCGCGTGAAATCAAATACTCGCCAGAGGTTAAAACAACAATGGTGCTGAAGGCTAAAGACACTATCAGCAGCGGGCGGCTGGAGTATGACGCCGGGGCGACGGATATCACGCAGTCGTTTATGGCTATCCGCAAAACCATGACGGCCAGCGGCAACCGCTCAACCTACGAGGCGAGCCGCAGCGAAGAAGCCAGCCATGCTGACGTTGCCTGGGCCATCATGCACGCACTGTTAAACGAACCGCTTACCGCAGCCAGCGGCGGCGCTAATCCCTCAATTCTGGAATTTTACTGATGAGCAAACGCAGGGGCCGCAAGGCTCAGACCACCACCGCGCAGCCTGTACAGGCAACCGCACCGCAGCAGCACGCCGAGGCGTTTACCTTTGGCGACCCGACGCCGGTCATGGATAAGCGCGACATTCTGGATTACGCCGAGTGCATCGGTAACGGGCGCTGGTTTGAGCCGCCTGTCAGCTTTAGCGGGCTGGCTAAGAGCCTGCGCTCGGCCGTGCATCACAGCTCGCCGATTTACGTGAAGCGCAACATTCTGGCCTCGACCTTTATCCCGCACCCGATGATGAGTCAGCAGGAGTTCAGCAAGTTTGCGCTTGATTATCTGGTCTTCGGCAACGCCTTCGCCGAGCTGCGTCGCAATAGCCTAGGCAAGCCGCTGCGCCTTGAAACCACACCGGCAAAATTCACCCGCAGGGGCGTTAAGGATGGCGTTTACTGGTTTGTAAATGACTGGAAAGAGCCGCATGAATTTTCGGCCGGCAGCGTGTTTCACCTGCTGGAGCCGGATATCAATCAGGAGCTGTACGGCCTGCCGGAATATCTCAGCGCGCTTAACTCTGCCTGGCTGAATGAGGCGGCAACGCTGTTCCGCCGCAAGTATTATCAGAACGGCGCGCACGCCGGTTACATCCTGTATATGACCGACGCGGCGCAGAGCAGCAGCGACGTTGACCGGATGCGACAGGCGATGCGCGACACGAAAGGGCTGGGTAACTTCCGCAACCTGTTTATGTACGCGCCGAACGGTAAACCGGACGGCATCAAGATTCTGCCGCTCAGCGAAGTGGCGACGAAAGATGATTTCTTTAACATCAAGAAAGCCAGCCGCGACGACCTATTAAGCGCGCACCGCGTGCCGCCGCAGATGATGGGGATTATCCCTGATAACACTGGCGGGTTTGGTGATGCCGTTAAAGCGGCTCAAGTGTTTGTTAGGAACGAACTGACACCGCTGCAGGAGCGCCTGAAGGAAATGAATGAATGGATAGGTCTGGAGGTCATTTCTTTTAATAAATATTCTTTGAACTAATCGTCAAAAGCCACCATTTGGAAGCAAACCCCCCATCTGGTGGCTTTTGATTAATTTACTAGCTCAAATTCTTCTTGTTGAATCAAGTTTTGATTACACTGCAAATTAATTTTGCCTGAGAACTTACATAATAAACGATAATTATGAGGAGCATCTTCACTGATTTTTTCAACAGATAAAGTTACTGTCTTAGGGTTATCAATGAGCATCTTCTTGATATCAGAAGTAAAATACCTTGGGCAATAGCCTACGATTTCTGCCGGCTTGTCAGCTCTTACAACAACAGCATCACTGTCGTGCTCATTTTGCAGATCGAGGCAGAGTCGCAATACTTCACCATGCTTTAACTCAGACACACGATCGTTTGCTGCTTGATTTAAATAGCTTAGGCCATGCAAAAAGAAAAAGTGCTCGAAATTACCACCCTCATCAACATCAATTTTTTTGAACATCTGAAGCTGATCGGTACTACGCAATCCGCCTGAACGCGCTAAGATATCGATAGGCTTTGCCACTTCTTCGCCTAAACCTAACCAATTGATAAACCTAGGGTATTCAGGTCTTCTTGGAGATAGCAATCGATTCTTGAATAACGGAAATAATTCATCAGAAATATAAGTCTCTTTGACATCACTCATACCACTGAACTTAGTGAATTTTTCTGATTTCAAAGCGCCTTTAGTGTACTTGAAGACATAACCCGATTCGCGCTCTTGCAAATTACCAACAACGTGCCAATGTCTGGTATCTGGGGCCTGCCAAGCAACATAAACGGAGTTAGTATTAGTCATTCTGTAATAGCCTTCTTCTGTTTTCGATAACCATAAGTGTTGCAAACTTACGTGTGCACTCAGTAATGCAAGACGCAGGTACTTGGTTGAACACTTCAGCTATCGACTGTTCGGATAACGCTCTCAACTTACCTAACCAATGATCTCGAGCAACATCCCTACCCTCAACTGCATGTTGGAATGCTTCTACCGTAAGGAGAGCCTTTGTGTCTGTTTTAGCTTTGAACAGCTCTGAGCGAGCTTTACTTACAAAACATGGAATCTGGCGGTTTTTATCTTTCGTATTAAGCCGTTCTTCACGTTCTTCATCTAACATCTCCCGACCTAAGCTTGCAGCATGATCGTATGTTGCGCATAAAAATTGCTCACCAGTTTCATTGTTGAGCATGATCGCCCAATTTTCGTGGTGGCGGTCTTGATTGCTGATTAGTGCATCAAGCATTAAATATCCGCAAAAAACATCAGCAGCATTAAGGCCACTAAGCTCGATTTCACAAATAGGCGGTTTTATCAAATCTTTGTCAAGCAGTCCGAGTACTCTTGTTACCGTATGCTCTCTGACCCTTACCCGCTTCTCATGCGGTAGTAGGGGGACAGGATAGCCAGACGTTGAACTGTGCAGCACCTCATTCCCCATGACCATTCTAAACCCGGTAGGGATGATATTTGGAGTGACGACACCGTACCTGCCGTTACAGCTAGCTAAATCATAGCTTGCATGCGGAATGTCTAAAAGACGGCAGAACTCAGCAGCGCACTTTTCCGACCAATGCTCACCCGTCTGTGCTCTCGAATACTTGAACAGCTGAAGATTTTCTTTATCACCTTCATAAAAAAACCAAAATTTCTCTTTGGTCCCAAGCTGTTCAATGTCATTAACTACAGGGGTTAGCTCCACAAATTTGTAGGGCATTCGACATCCTTGTTAGCTGATAGTTCGTTAAGTAAAGCTATCTTAACTAACAAACATCGAAAGCCCAAGAGGGCTGGAGATACTTTATACTGATACTGTTTTTATGTCCAGTATCCTTTTGCCGTATACCCTAGTCTCAATATAAGCGCGCAATGCTATCCCCGCCACGCCTGCCCGCTTTGTGCATCGCTTTTAATGCAGTTGCATTCACATAGCAAAACAGCGCCATTACTGGCGCTGCCGGGTGTTTCAGTGCTTCAAAAATTAATGCGAATCCATGCGCGTTATGCATGCATGGCTCTTTTACATATCAGAGCGCCTGAAATTTTAGATTAAGAAACGCTTTCATATTTCAGCTGCTGCAGATAAAGGATACCTTCACGAAGTGAAACAGGGCGCGGCAACTCGATCATAAAAACAAAATCGTAAGTCCTGCCAAGCCAGAATCCTCCGCCAGCCTCTTTAGAACGCTGAAAGAAAACCCAACCGCCGGGATGAAAGCACTCCAGATAATCTCCCCGGTAAACTATCTGATAATTTGTATCACTTCCGGCCATTTGCTAACGCCTCGCAATGCTCGTTGTTCAACCGTGCCGACGCCAAAATCAAGATTTTGACATCAGCGCGGTTATCAATGCAGCCAGCTGTCATCTTCCCAGACGTTCTGTAGTAGATCATTTAGCCTGCGCCGGTCTTCATCAACTTTTACACCAGGCATTTCGATTTTGGTGTAACTACCCTGCCGCACCTGTACCACTGCATCAGGAAACAGCGCAGTTACACGTTTATGCACTTCTTCCCGGAAAGCATCTACCACCGACTGACTGATTTTCTGATTCTTATCGAGCATGATTTCAATACGCATCATTTCTCTGCCTCGATTTTATTTATCAATCGGCACAGCC